ATGTATTTCTTTTTATTATTTATGTTTGATTCCTATTTTTCTCTAAGTAGTGATACAATATTTATAACAATAAATACTCATAAGAAAGAAGGGGAAACTTTGAAAAAGATTGTTGGTATTTTATCACTATTACTACTAACCGTAATAGTTACAGCGTGTGGAAACAATGTTACAACTAAAGATTTGAAAGCGCATGATTGGCAAATGGATATGGAAGAAAATAAAGAAGATATAAATTTTAAGGTGTCCTTTAGCGATCATGTAATGACATGGGCCCCAGACATGTCTACTATGAAAAGTGAAGCATCTGATGAATGGGAAAAGATGGGAGAAGATTTAGGAAAGCAAATAGCTGGAGAAATAAAATATAAAGTCGAGTACGAGTTGAAAGGAAAAACAATCCATCTTAAAGAAGCTGATTTAAAATTGGATGATGATTATACTATCCAGAGAGACGGTAAGGATATTGTACTTACTCCGGATAAAAAAGATGCGAAAAAATTAGTTTTAATTCCTTATTCAAATAAAACTTCTAAGACAAAATCATCCAGCACAAAACCAACGTCTGAAAAGAAAAAGTCTGTAGACTTGAATCGTGTCATTGATAAGTTTAAAAAAGACGGACTAGAAGTAAATGAACCAAGAAAAATGACTAAAGATGATTACGGAATGGCTCCTCTGAAAGCAAAAGAAGGATTAGTATTCGGTGTGCAGATGGGTTCTGATGGGGAATATCAAAATGCTAGGATTTTTTCATTTGAATCAGAAAGCGATCTTAAGGATACGCAGAGTTATTACGATGACCTTGGAAAGGCATCCTCAGCCACCTTTTCTTATACAGCTGCTGATAAAGACAAGCTAGTTTTGATGCAGTTTAATGGAGATTTGCCTATAGAGGTTGTAGATAAATATGTAAATAATGCGGATCTTACTTTAACACCAGTAAGTTTCGATACAGATTCTTCAGATTCTCAAGATATGCAAGATGAGAGCATAAACAGTTCTTCTGTTGAGACGGAACCCGAGCAGCAACTGACGCCTCAACAACAGCCGGCTCAGCAACAATCAGAACAACCAAGCCAGCAAGCAGATACTCAACAGGCAACACCTAGTGAAGATTCACAAAGCGAAGCAAATGCTCAGTACGGAACAGCTCAAGCTGGCGAAGGACCTCGTCAGATTGCCGGGCGATATGGTATGAGTGTTGATGAATTTTTAGAAATGAATGGCATGAACCAAGATAATTTTTACTTTAACCCTGGACAAGAAGTCAGAGTCAAATAATACAAAAAAACACCCTCCACAACCAATTAAGGCTGTAGAGGGTTTATTTTATGTACCCTGTAGGACTCGAACCTACGACCGGACGGTTATGAGCCGTCTGCTCTAACCAACTGAGCTAAGGGTACTAAATAGACTGGTGGAAAGTTAGGGATTCCCACCAGCCTATAAACAGAATTGTTAGCAATTACACTAACGTAGTTAATTATATCAAACACTTTTTTTGTGTCAAATTGAGTAAAATTGTTCTTGCGCTAACGAGTGAACAAGAACCACAACGATACTTACTTATAAGAGTTCCTACTACGGATATGACTGGTATAATTCAAATTAACTTCAAAATAAATTATAAAAAAGGATCATATGAGTTTTCTCCAAATATGAGAAATGGCCATGAAGATAAAGTCGTTCTTAAAGTAAAAAAAACTTTAACAAGCTTTATTAATAAATAATCATTTTCTTGATAGATACAAAAAAAACAATCCTAGAGCAATCAATACTACTCCTAGTATAAATGTTTTAATAAATTCAACATTAGTTAACACGCCAATAAAAATCTGCTTCATAATTAATTACCTTTTAACTCCCTTTGCTATTTCGCAAAGGGAGTTCTTTCTTTTATTTAATATCGTGGTACCAGCGCGTTTCATAAAAGTCTTGGAAACCTCCACTAGTATTACCTTTAGCGTCATTTGTTGCACGAGTCATAATAATTACTGACTTGCCACTAAACTGTTTCGCATTAAAGTTCACATCGTAGCCAACACTTCCAGTTGTACGATAGGCTGCGTTTACATCTGGTCTAGCAATTCCAGGTGCTTTTTGGCGTGCTAACTCTTTGCCAGTGGTCCGATCAATAATAAATACATATTGATACTTATAATTAGCGATATGCCAACCACGAGCCTTCAAGGTGTTTCCGATTCTCCCCCATTGATCAACATGAGCATGGTTGCCTTTGCCATCATTCATTACGGAATATCCAGATCCTGCGGTAGTTGGATCTACAGGTTTACTTGGTGTCGGTGCAGGTTTGTTTTCATTTGATTCAAATCCATACTTCACATCATGCGCAAATTGCGCTTGAGACACACCTTGACTTGCTAAGTAACCGTATGGGTCCGTATGGTCGCCCCACCAGTTCGTAGAAATGTATTGGTGACTAATGACCCCTTTGCCGCCTACTGGACTATCTACAGTAAGAGGGATGTTGAACCGTTTCGCACTGTCGCGGATTAATTCAATGTAAACCTTATAATTCTGCTTAAAGAGTGCAGGATTAGGCGTTGCCTGCAATTCGATTTGTACTGGAGAATTGGAATTAGCATACGAACCCCCTCCGTACTGCACATAACCTGGTTCACCTACTTGATAAACAATGCCATCACCAACGATATAAGCAGTATAGGCATTTGCCCAATTTCGTTTCATGAAGGTCGCTTCGTTACGACCTGTTGCATTTGGATTTGCCGTATCATGGGCGACAATGTAATTTGGATTTGCTCGAATTGAACTCCCCTCACCAGGGCCTAAATTAAATTCGTTGTTGATGGTATATGCAAAACCTGTTGTCGGCAATAAAAAAAGAGCCATTAAAAGGCTCAATAAAGTAATTTTCTTTTTCATTTTAGTCCTCCTTATGATCGTGATTATCCCGAATTTGTAAAAAAGCATCTTTAATTTGATCTGGAAAATTAATGAACACTGAAATGTTTTCTAAGAAGCTAATGCCTTCATTCGCCAAATAGAACATGATAACAATTTCGCGAAGCGGGATTGAACTACCGATCACTTTTTCTACTTCCACCGCTACTGCAATAACTACAAAGATCAACACCTTGCGAATCAATCCAATAAAGCCGATTCTGCTGCTGATCTCTTTCAAATTCCATGCTTTTAATAATCCAGTTAAGTAATCCACAATTACCAAATATACCAACGCGTGCAAAATTGCATCCATCCCTCCAAGCCAACTAACGACAACACCACCCAACACCCCTGTTACAATAGATGCTGCATTTAAATATTTTTCCAAATTATTCACTCCTTTCAAAATAGAAAACGACCGGCTAAAAAGCCGATCGCTCCAACTACTACATATCTAGTTATTTTGTTTCTTCTTGCTTTTTTGCATCATTCACGATTTCAGTCACTTGATCTAAAATTGATGCAGGTACTGTTTCAATTTTGCGCTTTCCATCAATTACGTGAGTTGCGTAAAGCATAGCTAATGCTGAATACATATCACTCTCCTCCTTTCATTGCAGCGGTAGCAGATAAAACCATATCCGCTAATTCTAAAAGAGCTTCATCAGACATATCTACACGCTGACGAAGCTCTTCATTTTCTGCTTTTAATTTTTCCAACTCTGTAAGACCATTCAGTTCCTCGATTTGTTGTTTGTATTTTTCTTCATCAAGCAATGCCTTGCCGTTTTCTACCTTCACACAACCAATTAGACCGAATAATTGTTCTTCCGTGTCTATCTCGATGTACGAGTCATTCTCCACATTTGACCAAGAATCCACATAATCGTTATTAATTTCTACAAATGCTTTCATTCTTTCCCCTCCAATTACATTACTACGATACGACGCAAGCACATATTTCGACGATCGTTTTTCTCATTTTCAGCATGTCCGACGATCGTTGTTTTATTGATTGTGAATGTTTTTGAGGTGTTTACTAAAGGAGCATCTTGAGAAATTGTATAAATTGTCTCTAACACCGCTTTCGGATAGAAGATTGTTGTTTGTCCATACCCTAGCCGTATCCCACCCTCCGGATTATAACGCTCAAAAATAAGTGCTATACCCGTTGTCAGATCTGTTTGAGAGTATGAGTGACTATGATTATCTGTAAAATACTGCTGACCATCAAAAATGACTTTTCCATTCGAAACCATTTTTTCCAATGATAAAAAATTTTCTTGAATAGCTTCAGCACCATTTTGCATTCCACGATAAATTTGTTTTAATGCCATTTGCTATGTTCCTCCTCATTTCTTTTTTAACTCTACTGTATAATCTTTGTTAATAAGTAACTCTAATTTATCAGGTACTTTATCAAAATCTGTTTTGTCGTTATTTACATAGGCCTTGGTTATATTTGCTTCTGGCATAGTAAATTGAAGTGTTTTATTTCCTTCAATAATCAACAATGTATGCTTATCATAAATAATGAATGATCCATTTAGAGCATAATAAAGCGGCATTTCTACATGAGTTTTCTTTCGATCAAAGCTAAGTTGAGAGGGAACATTACAGATCGTTCCTCCACCAAATTTACCAGAAGAATCCAAACCACCTAATTCGGTCCCTAGCGCATCCTGATAATAAGTTACTTTTACTTCGGGTTGATACTCAGAATCATGTTCAATCGTGACCTTATTTCCGACTGCAATATGTTTATATACAATCAAATCTAGTTGATACTTTATCTTTTGATAAATATATTCTAAATCTGCAATTAATCTATCTTTGATGGATTCATGACGAACTCCTTGCAAATCGACACGTGCATCCATAAGTTCAGCTAACATCACACCGCCTGGATCGATGGATCTAAGAATATCTTTTATTGATTCGAACCACATCAGATAATCTGATTCTTGACCTTCACGCCAAGCCTCAAAAGTATCTTGTTGATGCTTTCGCCATTCTTCGAATTCTTTTTTACGAGCATTCATCCAGTCAGTAAAATCACCTTTGTTTGCATTCAAAAAGGCCACCATGTCTGCGATTAGGTCCTCAACCGTCTGCCAATAAGAACCCATTTCACCAGGAGTCTTACTAACCGCACGAACAACAAAATAGGAGAAATCTTGTGTGGTTCCGATCACGTCTTCACCTTGGTAAAATACAATATTTGCCGTTTGACGATGTAGTGCCTGCATTGAATATTCATCAAATGTATATTGGATTTTGCCATTTTTTGCATCAATTATTTTTACAGCTCTCTGAATCGCTGAACCATTGGTTAAGAGAGCTTCTAAATACGCTTTACATCGTGATAAATCGACTGGTAATCCCTTCTGAGTAACAATGGCTTCCATCGTTTCGGAATTCTTGTTTCCTTGTCGGACTTGAATCATGCCAACATAGTTATAAGGCTCTGTCGTACTTAGCGTGACATTCCATTTAGCCATTAATTAATCACATCCTTTCTATTCGTCCATTGGCGCTTGGCCATGAATAAAGTCTGTTGGTTCTCCACTAAAGTCTTGTGGAATAATCATCGAGGCAATTGTTTCGCGTCCCATATATTCACGATCATATTCAGCGACAAACTCACCTAGTTCTCCTTTTTGTTCATAGGTTTGAATCATTCCGTTTTCTAGTCCCCTGATTACAGCACAGTGCCCATATTCTTCATGAGTAGTAAAACTATCACTGATCTGAACGCCTCTTTCAAAACAAAGAATAGAGCCAACTTTTAAATCCTCATACTGCGGATTCATAATTACTGACCAACCAAATTCATGCCACTTGTAGGCAATTCCTATGTCTGATGCTGAATAGATCAACTCATCGTTTACGGGATCGAGTTGATCATAATACGTTCCTGCACCTAAATCAGGCCCACACATAATTCCACTAAACTCAGCAGCTACTGCATAGCATTGATAGTTACCGATTGATGAATTAATCTTGCTCTTCAAATGATTTAACCCTTTATCATAAATAGCCATTACTTTCCTCCTATTTTACAGCCCTAGCTAGACACCGATCTCCGCCTAAAAGAGAACCAAATGAGTAACCAATCGTTGAGGCGTTCACACCGCTAAAACGACTATCTCCTCCCATCTGAATGATTTGGGTATCGTTTCCACGATAGTTCTCTAATAAAATAGCCGTGTGTCCATTCGCCCCGGCACCTCCACCGACGTTATAAATCACAACATCACCAGCTCGTGCCTCATTCTCATTAATTTCTCGGAACCAATTATGAGTGCTTCTAGCATCACCGGCCATACTTCCTGTATACCATTGCATGTTTGCAGGCACTCGATAGCCGGCCTTAGCAAGAACTAGCCAAACGTAGCCAGAACAGTCAGTAACACCGTTTCGGTCTGGATTAGCCACTGAACCGATGTATGCTTCACCATGGATTAGTTGATAAGTGAAATAACCTAATAAGCTTTTCGCGATCGATACAATATCGCTGTTTGCTTGTGGTATTTTCAAGTCTTTGAACTTGTTGTACCAATAGACCGCATATCCTTGTCTATCAGGATGTGAATCTCTTGGTCGCTCGAAATTCTTTTCAAACACAAAAGCCGCTTGACTAGGATCAGTCATGGCTTTAAAACCTGCAACAGTAGTTGGAGCTACCGCGCCTATCCATTGACCATTTGAGTTGGCCCAATCAACTAATCTCATTTGAGGTGCCATTTCACGATAGTTCCCAGCAATTCCAGACACCCTGAATAAACTTTGAACGTATTCACGTCCGTTACTCGTTGCTGACACACCCGCAATAGGATACGCGGAGCCATCAAACTGAATAGCACCATATGCTGGGCCACCAATTTGATCAATATCAGGGTTCATGCTAGGTCCTGCTTCACCGTTAATATTCCCTAGAATACCGGCTGCTGCTGCAGGGGAATATCCTAGACTTAGTAACGTCACCCAAGCTTGCCACGCAAACTTCTCAGCACTTGTTTGCACTTCGGCTGGATATTGTCCATTCCAACCATTTGCTTGACCGCCAGGCGATCCGCTAGAACCTCCGCCTTGTCCTGGGAAGACTTCACGACCACTTAGAGTCAGCTTTCCTTTAATATCAACATCTTTGTAAATTTGTACTTTACCTTGGATATTCATATCTCCAAAATGAATCGTTGTCCCGTTTGACAGCATGACAAAGCCCTTATCCTTGTTAGGGGATATCAGGATATACTTCCCATTCCCTTCCGTTCGAATAACGAGCGCATTATCTGGAATTGGTGTCGGTGTTGACGCATTCGGAAAAGGGTTTCCCGTTGAATCAGTCGTACCAATCGTTCCAATTTCTTTATTGCCACTCCAGAACTGCATGCCTTTTTTTGTCAGTTCCATAATTTTCTTTTTATTGTTCCAAATTTGGAGTAGCCCTTTGACCAATTTAAGCGTGTCGCCAGTATTACTAAAAGAGTTCTCAAAAACATCCGCTTGGATAATTCCGGTCTTAATAAAGTTCGCATTGAAAATACTATCCAACGTCCAAGCTGAATTAAATGGCCCGTTCCAACCGTTCTTAGAAAAAGCAATCCCATTCTTATTCATCCGAAGTACTTCTTTGGCTTTATTTAAATCGGGATTATCCATAATAAAAATATTGGACGGCTTCTCTTTAGGCCATAAAACCACATAGCCACCAGCGCTACCCTGTCCAGTGATCATAGACGAAACATAATCGTTGAACCCGCTCATGTAGTTATTGGTGGCATAATCTTTTAATTTATCTTGAATAGTAACAGCTTGCTGCTGATAGAAAGCGACTTGCGTGTCGCCAGCCTCAAGCTTTATCGTTTTTTCTGATAAAGAATCAAATTGAACCCCACTAACCGTTGATTCAAAATAAAGCTTATACTTTTTGTGATAAACCTTGAATGTATCAAATAATCCATAGTTTCTAATTTTCGCGAATTCTTTTGCTTCCTCTGAATCAGTCAGTTTGTTAAATTCAATCGTTATGGATATCTTTGGCTTGTCGCATCCCGGATTAATAGATTTGAAGTAGCTCTTAGCCACATTATTCAAACTTTTTAAATCCTTAGCCCCTTGCTCCTCAGTAAATTGAACATGCTCAGTGTAAACATCTGGGTAATTATTTATGTACTCACTATTGACAGCAGAGCCATAAATACGATTAGACGTTCCTTCAGCACCTTGAGCATCAACGTATGGGATGATTTTCGTTTTAACACCCGACCAATCAAGCTTCACTTTTAGTCCAGATAAGTCTTTTCCGTATCGAATGGTCCCTACATTGTTACGACCTCGACGTTTTAATAAAGATAGCTTGAAAGGTTCACGCTTGATCTCACCGCCCCAATATTGGAGTAATGATCCTTGTTCCCCAGCAATACAATTCAGAACGTTTCTAACCTCAAACAGAGTGCTTGAAACAGTCGTATTGTCGGAATACAAGCGAATATCAGATTTCTTATCCATGTTGTTTTCAATGATGTTCATCGCTTGTTGCGCTGTTTTAGAATCAACTAATGCAGTAGTCACCACTCGCCTTCCCAAACGATTTGTGCGTGATTGTGCATAGATGGTTACAGTATCCATGAAAGTATCAATGTCTTTATCATCGATAAAAAATATATGGTATTCTTCTTGATCGTTTGGCTTTGCTTTGATTTGATAATCATTTTCGAAATACTCGTCAAAACGCGTTCCTAATGGATATTCCAATTCAAGTTCGTATTTACCATTTGCGACTTCATAAACTTCACACTTTGAGCAGTCAGAAAGTATACCAAGTCCGTTATGAGAAAAATCTGTTTCAGAAGGCTTATAAATTCTTGGTTTCATACTTTGCGCCTCCATCTTGGTGTGAGTTCAAAACTCTTTATTCTGCTGGACCATGTAATAATGTTTTCCCCTGGTTTAAGCTCAGGAAAATCCAAAAACGTTGTTACTTGATCTTGATGCTCGATTGCTCCGCCTAGTTTTCTATAGGATTCTTCAAGTGCTGAATCAATGATTAATTCAGTATCTAATCCTTTTAACTTGAACTCTTCGTTATTCACAAAAAAAGAAGCATCCCCAGAACCAGTGAGCTTAATCAATGGTTTAGAAGGATACTTCTGTTCATTTGTAATTTTAAAAGGTGTCGAATTAAGTAGTATTGGCTGTCTTCCTAGACGATTTTCTTTGAAAGGCCGAAGACTAACGCCAAATTCAAAAGGTACAATATTTCCTGTTTTTCTTGTCCCTTTAAACTCAGGTGGATCAGTAACGATTGCCTGGTAAATATATTGTTCATCATAGTAAGTGATAAAATCACTGTATGATCCCATATCTAACCAAGCGGTGATCCTGTCTTCCCATTCTTGAACATCGCCAATCGAAGGAGCTTTGTAATAGCAATCAATCTTTCGTTCAACATTCTTGTAATACGCTTTATCAATAATAATCGAGTCACTACCTTCTCGATCTCTTAGCTCTATGACGCGGCCAGCAGACGAGGATACAGGACGATTCCGCATAAAAACATTGAACTCAGATGAGTGTTTCCCATTTATAAAAAACTGTCCTCTCTTAGTAATCATGCCATCCCTCCTATTGCATCCGCGTCTCTATTCATTTGCTTTGTAAATTCCGTTTTAAGTTTTGCCGCTAATTTTCTAACGACTGAATCAGGAAGATCTCCGTATACATTAAGATGCAAATGTACTTCGTTTGACTGATTTTCCGTTTTCGTTTGTGTTACGCCGTTTGCCCTGTCAGTCAGACTTTTAACAGTAGGAGTAACGGACGGTGTTGGAACCAATTCAGTCATAGCTTTGTCTAACTGTGGCTGTTCTTTGTCCAAACCAACGATAATCCCCTGCACAATATTCTTCCCTACCATATCCCGCATCCAGCGAGAAGGGGAATGAATATCTAAAGCATTTGTAATAGATTTCTTTATGCTTCCTGCAATGCTTTGAACCTTTTCAACTACAGCATTGGCTTTTTCAGTTATACCATCAATTAAACCTTGAATAATATTTCTGCCAATTTCAAAAAGATTGATGTTTCTTAACGAATCAAAAATATTCCAAACTCGATCGACTGTATTCGATACGCCGTTCTTTAGATTGGTCCAAGCATTTTCTGCAGACTGTACAATTCCATTCACAATATTCCAGAAATTCTGTTTGATAGAATTCCATGTATTGATCATAGTCAGCTTTATAGCATTCCAAGTATTCGCTGCACTAGTTTTCATAGAGTTCCATGTGCTTACAAAAAACTGTTTGACGTTATTCCAAGTGGTAATTGCATTGTATTTGAGATCAATCCATGTCTGAATAACACCATATTTTATCTCAATCCATTTTTGAATGGCCCCGTATTTAATATCAATCCATAGATTAATAAAGAAATTTTTAATACTGTTCCATATAGAAGTTGCTTGATATACCACTTGATTCCAGATATTGATTAGTGTTGCTTTAAAGCCAAGCCAAAGATTTGAAGAAGCAAAAGAGATGTTGGTAACGTAACTAACAAAAATAGTTTTAATTGATTCCCATATGTTCAATGCGCTTTCTTTAATATTATTCCAGACGGCAATCATGTTGTTCTTAGCTTCTTCCCAACCTCCAGTTATCATCGAAGTAACAAATAGTATAGGCGCGAGAATTACATTTTTTAGAATATCAAATGCATTCCCTCCAATTTCAATTAGATTTGACCATAAAGTCTCCAAGAAAAAGGTAACGTGTAAGAATGCATTCTTTATACCTATAATCAAGGGACCGGCGACTGACATGATGGAATCCTTGATGCCGTTCCATTTTTCTGATGCTGAATCTTTTATACTTTGCCAAGTATCTGAAAACCATTGTTTTGTATTTGACCAAGCATTCTCAATGCTTTTTACTGCATTGTTTGCTGACTCTGTTGCTTTATCAAAAACTCCTACTGCGCCTTCTTTTATTCCGTTCCACGTGTTAGAAAACCATTGTTTCATTTCAGTCCATGTTTGTTTAATTTTAACTACTGCATTAGAAGCAACTTCTTTTATAGAGTCCCAAGTTTTGAGTCCCCAATCTTTTATAGAAACCAGCGTATCTAATACAACTTTTTTTACATCGTTCCAAACCGCAATAACTTTGTTCCTGAACTCTTCATTAGTTGCCATGAAATAGCCAAATACAGCAATTGCTCCAACAATAGCACCGACAATCAAAACAAATGGATTTGCGGCAGCTATGGCTCCCATAATTTTTAAAGAGCTGCCAATTCCCGTAATGGCATTCTTTAAATTATTAAAGCTTTTAATAATCGCTGGGATACCTTTGAGTTGGAACATGAATGCGCCGAACGCCGTAGCTGCAGGTACTAGAAAAGGTAGAATAAATTTTAAGGCTGACCCAAACTTAATTAAGTCTTTGATTATTTCCCCCAAAAATTCCACTGCTTTTGGAAGCCCTTTTGCTATAACATTTAAGAAAGTTTCCATAGCATTCCCGAATCCGTCTATGATACCTTTGAAGCCTCCGAGTTTTGAATCGACCAAGACTTTATTTAAAGCCTCAATCACTTCACCAACCCCACGAGTTACGGCAGTTTTCGCGTTTTGAATTGACGTTTTAATACCTTTAGTTGAGTCTTTGGCGATTTGATTTAAAGATTTCAAACCACCTCCGCCTTTGGTATCCATCTCAATCAATTGATCTTGAAAATCTTTAACAGAAATTGTTCCTTTTGAAAGGCCTTCTTTCAATTCACCCATAGACAATTTCATTTTCTTTGCTATAGCTGACAAAGTCGGCCCTAACTGAGCGTTGATCATTGAATTCCATGTTTGAGCATCAACTTTCCCATTCGAGAAACTTTGGGATAGCTGGATCACCGCTTCATTTACTTGATCGGTAGTACCGCCAAAACCTAAGATTCCATCATTTAACGCTCTAAAAATCTGGTCAGAACGCCCCAGATCACCAGTAGATGAAGCCAACAACTGAACCTGACTAATAGCATCATTCAAAGCTGTAGGAAGCCCTTGAATTCCTTTAGACAAGGTCCCACCTTTTCCAATAGTTCTATTAATCTCTGAGTCTTCAAATCCCATGTTTTTGAAGTTTCTGACTGCGTTGTTCATCGTATCTACACGATCGATTGCTCCGCTGATTGATCCTTTAATTAAATCAAAACCAGCACCAACCAGTTTTGTTGCCCCACTAGCTAAGAAACTGCCGGCAAACACTTTCCAGATGCTACCTAATGCGTTACCGCCTTTTTTACCTGTATTGGAAACAGTGTTGTCGAATGACCCTAGCTTTTTCACAGCATTATTCATTCCTGCGGAGAAACCCGATTCATCAAGAATCATTTTTAGAATTAAATCATCATTCAAAGTGTCACCTCCTTAGAATTGGGTGTATTCGTCATAATATTCAAGATCTTCGTGCTCGCTAACAGCATCACGAAAAGCAAAAAGACGCATTAACTCGTCAAGGTCGGTCCGCTCAATTTCTGGTAGCGTCCAACCTGCTTCGAGTAATTGCGTCTTAATTTCTAACTCTCTATAAGTGATAGTGTTTTTGAACAGAGGATTTTTTAAAGCTTCCGTTACTTTTTTTTCGTATCGGTATACGTTTCGTCAAATCCTGCAGTTACAGATTTCAACAATTTACCTGTTAATGGTGCGATTTCACGAGCGTCGATCCCTTGTCGGAAATCTTCACCAGTGAACTGCCCTTCGAAAAGAACGTCACCTATAAAAGCGTAGGCTCGACCTAACGCTTTTGTGGTTGCTTCTCCTCCTACAGCATCCGCTAAAACTTCCATGATACCTGCAGCTTCTTCTACCACAGGCCCTGGTAAGAATTCAGCTGATTTAAATTGAACAGGCTTAAATTTACCTTCGTCATTCTTTTGCATTAATTTGAGCGTCGTTTGATACTTAGACATTATTTTTGTCCTCCTTCAGATGATGTTTCTAATGGATTTGCAACCTTAGTAAACCAATTCTTGATCATATCTGCGTCTACACCTTCGTCGTCTTCATCGACTGAGTACATGTATCCTAGTCCCGGCACATCTACGAAAGAACCTTTCCAAGATGGATGCGTAAAAGTAACTTTGCTGCCTTCCAATGTTGATGTTTCGTCAGAGTCTAGTGCGAACTGACCTTTATAAAAGACTGTGAATCGATATTTACCGTTTGACTTTTTGCGTCGATAGGCAAACGCTCCGTCTTGTGCAACATCATCACCCGATCGCAAAGCGCCGCCTTTTACTAATTGACCACCAGTAATGGTAGACAACACTTTGTGAGTGTATCCATTCGACTCTAGTTCAACCTCAGCGCCACCAAAGGCTGTGAACTGATCCTGAACTCTCGAATCACCGTAATCTTGTGTAGTCTCATAGTTTGCTGAGGGTTTAATACTAACAGCCGTTCCCATTTCGATTGGCGTATCATAAACAGGGAAATCTCCAGAGTCGTCTTTCAATGGAAACCATGTTGGGCTTTCAACAGAGATAATTCCTGTCTTACTTTTCTTTTCTGGCATTTATTCTTCACTCCATTCAATGTATTGTGGAAAGGCAACGGTAAACCGAATGTGCTGTACGCCATCCACTTTGTCCGGTAAATAATCTTCCGGAAAAATTGTGTTCCCTTCGATTTCGAGAACATTAAAAAAAGCCCCGCAACGCGAGACTAATTGATTAATTAATTCATCATCTTTTTTGTTGTCGACCAAAGCAATATCTATTAAGAAAGCAATATTCTGAACATCAATCCCCACATTATCTGTTCCGGATTCCATGACAGAAAGTACAAAATAGAAATCTTTTTCCGATTGCATCACCGAATCAAGATAGATAGTGCCATCTGAATAGATTTGTTTTAGCTTTTTGCCGATCGCTGCAATTATTCTATCTTTCATTAGCATCTATCCTTTCTTAACAATCCTGATCGCCATTTGTTTAAATCGTCTAGGGATATAACTCATATGAGCTAGATTCGTTGCACGAGTTAGCATGAATCGACCTTTGACGAAGCCATTCGTTTTTCGCGTTAATCTATACCTTCCTCGTTTGGAAATCGTTCTAGACTTTCTCGTCCTATGGCCTTCTTCAACATATTTAAAATACTTCTCTGTATTATAAATTGCACCTACAATTCGACCTGAAGATAATAATCGCGCTTTTCTAACTCGATACCCTCGGCGAAGATCTCCAGACTTCACAGGAGTTAATGGTTTAGCCGTCGCAACTATTTTATTCATCGAATCATTAACAAAATCAATTCCTTCTTGTTCTGCAACCTTAGTCATTCTTTTAAAGTTCTCAATGACTTTTTCAGCGTTTGAAACAATCGAAATGTCCTTAGCCATTCGGATCACGTCCTGTTAATTTGACTTCACAATGACTAGGATAATAAAAAGGCTTATTAGCATACAGCTTAATCACCAACCCATTTACCTGCTGAGTAACAGTAATACGATCACCTTTTTTAATATTAATAGTAGGACGAACAAATAATTGATAATCGTCAACAGAGGCGTTTAACATCGCCCCGTCTTTTATTACAGGCAAGCCATCTAAACGCGATTGAGATAAAGCGCATTTGATTGGGTCGCCATAAACGGGCCTATATTCTTGTTTTGTGATCCCTGTTTCAGGAATAATTACATCTTTGATACGCTCGATCACGCAAGAATCATTGTATGTTGTCGCCAAAATATCTGCTTCATTCATTAGAAAAACTCCAATCCTCCACAACCGATGATTCGTTTGATTAAATCATCATAGCCTGCAAGCAACCCTTTAATTTCTCCAGACTTGCTTGCATAGCTAATAGTCGTATCTCCTCGCCTTACAGACGATACAATATTATCCAGTTCATTCTTCATGGATTGATATAGAACCTCTGTAACAGCTCCCTGTAGCTTTTCCCAAGAGATTTCGTTGCCACACGTATTGTATGATTCAATTTCTAAGAGAATTAACTCAAGAACTGTTTTTAAGCGTTCCTCATTCGCTTCTGGCAATTGCTTTTTCAATGATTCAATAATTTTTTTCTTTAGTGAATCATCCATATGACCACCTCTTAAATTTCAACGACATCAGCAGCAGATCGTAGGATTTGTAATGCTTCCCCGTCGCTAGGATCGACCAAGATTTTCCCGTCTTTATCAACTGAAACAAAAGCACGAGTCTTTGGATGAACGAACCCAACAAAGTTTTTCCCTTTTTGAGTTCTAAATTCAATTTTTGGAATTTCTTTTACTTCTTCTTTTACTTCTGTTTGTACTTCTTCTTTTTCAGCAACTTCTTTTGCTGCTGTTTCTTCTGCTTTTTTTGCCACAATACATTCCTCCTAAAATTAAATAAAAGAGATAGTCAGAAACTATCTCTTACTCACCAGTTGGCAATGTTAGAATTGCCCCAGCATTCGAAGCGTTATACTCTAACGAATATTCACCAACTAAACCGATACGACGAGAATCAGTCGTTTTTGCTAATTCTTCTGCTCTCCATTCGCGTAATGGGCGCAATTTAAGATAGTTTGTATCGACTGCGGCAATAGTTCCTGCTGGTAAAGCGGGCTCAATCAAGGCAATACCTGTGCCGTAATTTGAAACGATCTTACCTAATTGCAGACCAAACGCTACAGTTTCACCAAACTGAGCAATCTTGGTTGATTTGCCGTCTACTTCATCGGTCATCAAATCTTGCATGTCAGGAGAAATCAAACAAAGCTTTTCACCCATATAGCCTTTATCGAACATAACACGGAACATTTTGTCGATGTCTTTACGTGTAACAGCTCCTGCTGCAGCTGCTGTTACTTTGTTTGCCGCATTGATTAAGTTCAGGATACCGTTCATTTTTCGTCCTACAGAACCTGATTCATCAGCTTTCACACCAGTGATCAATTTACGGTTTAAATCGATCTTCATTTCCATACCGCGTAATCCAACTTGATTTGTAAGCTCGTTGCCAACGCCATTAACGTTGATAGCATCTAAAGTTCCAGATACAGATGTTGATTTACGGAAAATTTCTTCATAGTTGCTATACCAAACGCGACCAGATTCAGCATCTTTGAATTCCCCACCTTCTAATTGCTCGGAAGAGTCATCTCCGTTGATGTCATACTCACGCCATTTGATCTCAGTAGAATTGGCTGGCGCTACTTTACCCGATCCAATTAGATAGCTTAAAAATGGTGTATTTGGTACTTGCATTGCATTAATTGCTGGTGAAATATCTAAATACTCTAAATTATTTGTTGAAGTTTTTTTCATGTTGTTTCCCTCCGATTAATTAAATTGTTGAAGAATTTGTCCTAATTGTTCTTCTGGATTCTTAGGTGGTTCATTATTTTGTTTACCATTGCTCCCAGGTTGTTGATTTCCGCCAAATGCAGACTTCATCTGCAATTCTTTTAAGGCGTCTGCATGTTTATCACTGATCGCGCCTAAAACGCCTGTAAAGCCTTCTACGGCACTTTTAGTGAACTCACTATCCGAACTAACTAAATTGTTAAGCATGAATTGAGAAATGGAATCCTTCAAATCAGATTCAAGATCAAGACCTGCAATCTGTTCGGCCACGAAGGCCTTATTATCACTTGTTTGTCTCAAAGCTTTTTCTGCTTCAAATTCAGCTTGTAGCTTTTCTAATTGAACTTGTTCAGGAGATTTATTCTTTTTTGAGTCTTCGTATTGTTTGATCGTATCCTGTTTAATTGTTTCTAAGTTATTTTGCTTCCAAGCTTCTAACTGTTTGTCAGCAGCAGATTGAGTTTGAGATTGTAGAAACTTCTGTGCATCTTCGTTTGACTCTGCAAAAGATTTAAAGTCGTCCATAGTGAACTGAGGCGTTTGCTCTCCGTCACCTTCTGCAAAATACTGTAGGTTCATTGGTATAAACTGTTTCATTGTTTTCTCCTTTCGCCCCGCGATTCGCATACGCGCCCCGCATTGCTTTGAGTTTTATTGTTTGCGCCCCACCATTCCGAATGGCCCAGCATTGCGCTAGTTTTATGTCATTTCGGACAAAATAAAAAAGCCTAATTATTAGACTTTAGCTCTCCTTCAATTTTCTTTCCCATTTGTTTTAAAAGAAACTTCTGTACTTTACTCAACAGAAATATAAAAAGAAGCTGCATTAATCCTAGAAATATGGTCAGCTTTCCAAACCATAGGAATAATAGAATAATATTTATAACAAGCATGTAATTTGCCAGAGATTTCAACAAGACTACAAAACCTGTAAACAAAGCATAGGATTGCAGATCTTTTGGCAAATCATTCAACTCAACTTTTTCTTTCTCTAATAGGTCATCTAAGTCTTTACGATCCATTCGCTTTGCTCCTCTCTTGATAATTTAGCCGAATAACTTTGCATCCCATAGCTTCATACCAGATAACCGTCTCTTTCAAGTTTGACAGCGTGTGAGATAAAAGTTGAATAGTTAGGTTGACGGTATTATTTTCTACCGGTTTATCATCTTGATAGATGATATTGCTGTCTCCTATAACAACATAGGCATAATTTCCGTCCCAATGATCTCTTAAACCATTCGGGCTGTTCTCTGCCTCTATTGCCTTTTTATAAACGTCAGCGACATCTACATTCACACTGATAGTCAGTACCGCTTCGTTAAAGCCATTCATTTCTGTTTCCTCCCTCGATTCAAATTAACGCCGAAATTATCTTCTGCAAATTCATCTAACAAATCCCCAAATAAACGCTCATACTCTGCGTCAATATCTTTACCTAGTTTCGGCATGTTAGGAACATCTGTACATCTGCAGCGACCATGGAACGGCGCACGGTTCTCACCAATGATCGCTTCGCTCAACTTATACGGGTTGTCTTTTGCTTTGCCGCCGCATATTGAACAAACCTTTTCATCTTTTGCAGTTAAGACGTTGTACTCGTCTACGCCAGTCTCAATATACGATTTCTCAATACCATCTTGAGCGAATTTGGCGTATTCAGTTCTGACTAAATTTTCAATCGCTTTGTTGTACTTTGATTCTTCTTGTTTGAACATATCGCATATTTCTGAATCGTTTCTCATCGTCTTTAATGCGGTCAGAACCCCTTCGCCGCTTACTACACTTGTTGTGATGGCGTTAGATAACTTTTGTTCTAGAGATGAAATGTTGCCCCATAAACGACGCGAGAACGTCTTACCCGACCAAGGATAGTTCAGGTAACGTTCGAGTTCTTCCTTCGATAAATAGTTTGGTAAATCTACACTCAAAATCTGTGCAAGTGCATTCGCATTCGACGCATAAGAACGTTGCAATATATCTTCTAAACGATCTGAGAAATACTTGTTAATATCGTTATCGATTGCATGCTCTGCAAGTATTTTAAAGATATCTGATCGTATTTGCAGCAGTCGATTCACTTTGGCATAATCAAAGGCTGGAAAATATTCTTCGATGAACTCTTTATATTTAGCATCGTACATCTTGAGCGCTTTGTAGTTCTTTTCCACGTATTCACGATATTTTTTCTGATCACTAGTGCTATAAAATTCCATCATCTCAGTATAGGTAATATCGTGTAAATCAGCTTGGGATAATAACTCCGCTTGAATTTCTTTCAACGCATCAGGAAAAACACTACTTAGTTTCTTTAACGTTTGATTTTCCATTTTGAGTCTTGCTAAATCTTCCAGTTCTCGACGTTTGGTCCAGTACTTCGTTTCTATTTGACTCAACGCTGCCACCTCCGTATTCTCCATCCGGGTATGATTGTCCGTTTTCGACATCCATCATTTCGTTTTCGTAATCAACGTCTGTAACGAATGGGATCTGGCTTTGAATGGTTCGTCTAGAAACAAATTGTGAAAGCTTCGGTAAAGCTTCTGCTAGGTAGCTTAAATCAGTTGGCAACGAACGTGAGAAGGTGAAAATGATTTTCTCTGGATCAATCTTAACTTTCTCGGCAAAATCCAAGTAAGCAGCCATAACCTCAGCACACTCTTTCAATCCTTCTCGGAAATACTGTTCTTTTGTATTTGTCTTGGCTTCCAAACTAATGATTTGCCATTTGCGGGCTTCGCCAGAACTATTCGACTTAAAGACTTCATCATTGAAATCAATTGCTTTACACACCGTATAGAATTGTTTTTTAAGAAGATCGAAATGATATTCATTGAAATCCTTTTGTAAATCCTTTGTCACATAGCCAGCTTTTGCATTGGGATCTTTTAGATTGATGATTCCTAATTGCTCCATCATCTTCTTTGCTTTATCCTCTGAAAGATCAGCGCCAGTAATCAACATATAAGCTAATTTGAATTGTTCAATTTCATTCTGCTGATCAGATAAAACCCGATCGATTGCATCACTGATTTCCTCGGCAACTTCGAAATCACAGTATCGATTTGTATTGTTTTTAAACTCGGTTAGATTGATCACACCTAAAGGATTAGGAACACTGTCCAACGCTTTAAATGCTCCTTGAACCGTGCCAGGATAATCAGTATATCGAGCATAGGTATAAATTTTATGAGGAGTAACCACCTTCATTTCCTCGTAAAACTTCTTTTGATACGGATCGTATTTCTCTTTGATGTACACGGCTCCGTTTTCGTACTTCTCAGCTTTCCATGGTTCAATGTTGCTTGCTCTAAGTTCCCAGCCGTCTTTTGCCTCGAACGGCTCTAACAATCGGAAACCAAGCCCTGTTGCTCCTTGAAATGTTGCAGTATCAGGGTCTAACATTCCAAACCGCATAGAACTTAATTGACTCGTGAGTGTATCAAATTCTTCTGGGGTAGAAGGGGTGCTGATAACATTACCCAGCAACTTATCTCTCATTCGTTGAATGAACGTCCGTTTCTGCTCCGAAACATCATAGTCCCATTTGATCGGTATTCCAGTGAAATGGTTAACTGCTTGATCTACGACCACAGAATACATTCCCGCATGAATCTTATTGTTCACTTTAATGATTTTTGTGTTGGGCTTCTCTCGCTTATCTATTTCATTGGTTTCACTTGTGTAAGCAAGGTACTTTCTTTCTCGATCATCAAAAAATGGCTTCATGTCTTCCATGAAACCATTTGGGTCAAATAACTCTTCTTCAATTTGTGTTGAATACTTCGTTCTTAAACGTTTATATTTTCTCAATGTGATTTCTGAATAAAACAAAGGCTCACCTCCTAGTAAGAAATAAATTCGAAGTCATCTGCTTCAATAATTGTTTCTGCAATTCCTGTAATAGCATCAGGAGCGTCATCATGGGCGTTCTTACCTTCACGTTGGTAACTAACCATAGCTTCGTAAAAATCCGGCCAACGAGTCGCCCAATCATCTGGGTAATAAACATGATTTTCCACCCAAGCGCTGTTTGCTAGTATCCTAGACAGTTTGTTGTCCGATTGATGAAAATCTTCAAATACTGCCCCTCGATACCCACGCTCTTTGGTAATCCTTTCAGAATTCCTTCTAAACCCACGACCACCATTGTTACCTTCAATCCGTACTTTATTAACTCGATTGCGAATGATCATATTAGCGTGGGCTATTTCAGTCGTTTCCATTGGTTCTTTGGTGTACATGACATCAATAATGTAAGCATCATGATCAGACGTTTCAGCAAAAACAGGAGACGCAAAGTAATCGGCACCCTTGTCGGCGGTGTCGGTGTAGTTCCATATCTTGATAATATTGTCGGGCAAAGTGTCATAAGTAAGAAACTTCTGATACAGTCTGCCTTTTTGGTCGATGGGTTCTTGCTGATAATTGGCGTTTGCAATTGCCGTTCCCATTGCTGCACGTTTTTTAACGAAGTCATCGAAAGACAATACATCTGAGCAAAGCATCTTATGGCTTTCTTCATCAAGCAAAGCCTGCATAATGACTGTTCGTAACTTATAACCCATGCTGGGCATTTCTTCCAAAATACGTCCTGCTAAGTCTTTTGAGTGCCACCGTGTCATGATGACAATAATTTTGCCGCCTTTTTCAACACGAGAAAGCATTTGTTTAGTGAACCAATCCCAGTGCTTCTGGAGTTCATTCTCGTTCATGGCCTCCATGATCCCTTTGATGACATCATCAATGATTAACAAGTCAAAACCTTTACCAGTCGCCGAACCGCCGGGAGACGTTGCGAGATAGCTCAATTTAGCGCCTTGTAAAGCCCAACGTTTAGCTGCTGCTGATCCATGTTTAAGCTTGGCCTTTGGAAAAATATCAGTGTAAACGATCTGATCATCAATGACACGCTCTTCAGCGATCGTGTCCCGTACTTCCTTTGAGAAGTCCGTTGCCATGTCTTCATTGTAGGAGCCTGTCGCAACTCTCAACTTAGGGTTGCGCCCTAATTCCCATTCAACGAACCTTCCAGCTGTCAGAGACTTCCCGTGACGTGGCGGGACATTCAGCAACATAATGTCATCATCTGACTGGATGAACGCTTCGAATTCATTGCAAAGTCTTAATAAATATTTTCTATCCGTCTTATAAAAATCAGGGACTACTAACTGGCAATAAGAAAAAAAGTCATCACGCGCTTTACGTAACAACTTCTCCCGTTTTAATTGTTTCAATTCTTTTAAGTATCTGTATTTTTGGATCTTATCCATCTTCATCACTTGCCGTCCCCAATTCGCGTTCCAGTTCGGCAATTCGATCTTCCAACTCGCTATCGGTTAGTCCATCAGCTTTGATATTTACAGTTGATTGAATTTCGTGAACATCAACTGCTTTATAGCCTGCACGGTCGAGCAAATCTTTTGCTGCATTCGCTCTATCTGCATCTTTTGATTCAGGATTATTTAAAATCTCAGAGAGTACACGACGAGCGTCTATAGCATCAAAGAAAAACTCCCGTTTAAGTTCTTTCTCCAACTGCTTTTCCCTTTTTTCTAGATATTCCAAAACTATAGGATTTTGTAGGAGTTGATAAGCTTGAGAACTTGCAGACTTAGAACTATATCCAGCGTCCACAGCAGCTTGCGTCTGGTTCTTTTTTCTGTTTTTAAGGTAAATATCTACGAACTCTTTTTGTTGCCTTGTAGGGCCTCTCACGCTCATGCTGACAATCTCCTTTCTTTAGTTTTTATACATGGTATAATTTTGAGTGAAAGCGAGGTGATTAAATGTCATCAATAGATTTTTATGATAAATCTGGTAAAGCCTTTGGATATATTGATCAAAACAATAATTTTTTCTCTTGGAGCGGAAATCATATCGGTTTTGTAAAAGGCAATGATTTGTACCAAGTAACCGGAAGATGGATAGGATTTATCAAAAACGGGTATATTTTTGATGGAGATGGACGAGCTCTTTTATTCTCTAAAGGTGCTTCAGGTGGTCCTTTACCACCTGTTCCATCAATTCCTCCGATTAAATCAATACCGAGTATTCCATCAATTAATTCCATTCCTGCGATTGCTCCAATTCACCCTATGTCATCACTGTCGTGGTCTGGAAGTAGTCCCAATTTGATTTTTAAATCTTAAACAAGAAGCAGCATGGCACAATAGGAATTCATTTTCCTGAACCAATGCTGCTTCTCTATTTTTTGACAATATCATAATAACTCGGAATCTAGAGGGTTAGTGGTTATACTTTGGTTATATAAAGTGTAGAAAAGGTGTAAAGAATGGCGGTTATTTGAAAGCTACAAGCTCTAGCGCAGAAGCAAATTGAACAACTATTATGCTGGACTCCTGCTTTACTGAATCCTCACTTATATTATTTCGTTGAGCAGTAATGTAAATTGTCAGCCCTCTAAGATAGCGATCCATAAAAATTTTCTTTCGCCTTTCTGTAACATCCGGTTTAAATGGATGCTGTATAGCCACATATCCCTTAACAAACAAATCATGTAGGTATTCAAACTCTTCTTGCGCTTCTTGCTTTTGAATCACAATTTGTTCTGCTTCAAATCCATTATCTACTGTTGAAGGCGGAACTAATGAGTAGCTTGCTGTAATTTTTGGTTCTCTAGGTTGTCCCACTCTACACCTTGCTGATTGATAAGCAGATAGAAAGACTGAAACGTTATGCTTCGTACTCTCTAAATCAACATCTTTTGGATTTGGCGTTTCATATCTACTAACATCAAAAAGTACCATACTCTCAATTCCCCCTGTGATATAATAAACTTGTCGGATTTATTGATCAGCTGGGGAAACCCGGCTTTTTTTATTTTTTCTTTTTATCAGTCCCATTTGCTTCTGCTTTCTGCTGAAGCCGACGCTTCTTCTTTTTAATTTTCGATTTTGTTTTACCCACTTATTTATCCTCCTACCTTCCGTTGCTGCAAAACTAACTTCTTTTTATATGGTTGCCACTGCCAGACATTCTCCGACTGAATATCTACCAGTATTCGCACCCCTGTTTTACCGATATTGGCTGAATATCTAGTAATATCCATTCTCGTAATGCAAGTCAGTCTTTCGTAACCATATTTCTTGGCCACAGTGCGGACTTCCTTCATAACTTCGTTCATGTAATTCTCCTCTATTGGCGACTTTGTTAATGGATGAAATTCCCTAGTCACCATACAAAAACTTTCTTCTGTGTTTCATCAAATTCAACTTCACATGATTCATGAGTGTAAAATTCACCTATCCCCATTTCAGTTACATGGACTTCGAGGTATTTGTCTTCGATTTTCTCTAACTCTTCAATTAATTCTTTGACTGTCAATTTTAAACCTCCTTCATTGGGTCGGTTAGCAGAAGAAACGCTTGATGTTCTGTTTAAGCGTCTCTAGTGCACCGTCATGAGTCTTTTCAAGCTGTCTGACATAGTTCTCTGATTGTTCGATTCCATCTAAATAACCTTGAGTGTACTCGTCCTTATACGCCGGATATTCAGGATCAGTAGAATTAATGTCTTCGATGGTCCACAGCTTATCTAACTCGTCTGAGAACTTCATTTTGCTGCCAACTTTCTTCCACATTCATGGCAAAACTTCCGTCTGATATAAATACAAGTGCCGTCTTCGTATCCTTCCGGGTAAGCTTTAATACGAATAGTTCTTCCTGTTATATCAACGTGCACATAATCTTTGTTTTCTACTTCATGAATTGAACCGTCGCAATATTTACACATCTATTCCGCCACCTCTTTCATTCCCCATTCCGCGAAGGCTGCTAGGACTTGGAACTCTTCTTCTCGATTAAGCTGACGGTAAGCAGCTCGAACCTTTTCGTCTGCCAGTTCTGCTAATTCATAAATCGCAAGCATCGGAACTTTTAAAGCATTGCTATTACTCTTCAACCACTCCAACACGATCTGCTGGTTTGAGTTGAGTTCAACTGGCAACATATCTCGAAACTTATACGTGTTATCAATCAGCCAATACCTGAGAGATGGATCATCTATATAGTAATGACCTGAGTTGTATATTAAATCGCTCATAATACGATCAAACGAACCCTTGGAAAGATTGTGCTTATCAATCCATTCTTTTACGAACTCAATCGTGATATTTTCTTCCATTCTCACACCTACACTTTCTCGACTGTTCCGCCAACAGTATCGGCTGTACGGTTTGCTTCCTTCATTGAGTCGAAATTCATGATTCCATCTTTTTCGTGAGGAGATATCAAACAGCCTCTTCCTTGATAATTGATAAAGTAGCCATTCCCTACTTTTACACGATACTTCGGCTCTTCCTCCACCTCGTAGCCATACTGCATCTTTGTTAATATTTCTAAAGATTTAACACTATTTTTATCCATCCAATTTTTGAAGTCATCCCATCTTTGGTCATCCCAATTTTTTATATATTTCCAAATTCTATACTCTATGTTTTTCTTGTTCATCTCAAACCACTCCGCCACAAACGCTGGCACTTTGACTTTCTGCGGTTCTTTTGCCAGTCCGTAAAGTTTCAACTCTTTCAAGAAATCATCTGTATCAAGGTTGGTTAAGAGCTTTATCGTGCTTGCAAGATTTTCCTCAGATTCGTCTAGTTGCTCGACGTAGTTTATAGCAGTCATATAAGCATTCGCTTTTGATTCATATTCCATGTGCGTCCAGGTTAAAGGTTTAAAGCTTCGTTGAAATGCAAAGGTTTCGTCCAATTTATTATTTAATCGTTCGATTATTTCTTGTTTATTCATTTCATACCTCTTTTCTTACTTGATAGGCTGAGTTAGCCTTCTTTTTAATTACAATCGTTTTGTAAATGCTTTATTTGATATAATCTCCTTATCAGTGAGTGGTCCACTGAAATATTGATAAGGAGGTTAACAATGGGAAAACAATACTATCAAAAAATATGTTTAAACGGTCACCAAGTAACTGATCACTACAGTTCATCTAACAATCCAAATCCACCTGAATTTTGCGAATTATGTGGTGAAAAGGTTATTGTCACCTGCCCTAACTGTGAACAAGCAATTTTAGGTGATAGAGACATTGATGGAGTGATTACAGTTGGATTCACTAAATCAGTTCCAAATTACTGTAAGTCTTGTGGAACACCATTCCCATGGACTCAAAAGATTTTAGAAGGTGCAGCTGAATTAGTCGCGTTAGATGATGGTCTGAGTGATCAAGATAAACAACTTATTGAATCAGCGATTCCCGATTTATTAGTTGATACACCTAAAACTAAAGTTGCTGAAGCAAAATTTTCCAAAGGCTATTCTAAAGCTTCTAAATTAGTTAAAGATTCACTTTATAATTTATTAGTCGATGTTCTGTCGGAAACTGTTAAAAAGACCATCTTTAATTAATTGACTTGCCACACCAACAGCAAAAATTAGAATTTTTCTTGATAACACGATTGCACCAACTACAGTTGGTATAGTCGTGTTTTCTTTTCAAATATTTTATATAGCTGTTCTTCTTAATTTGTCCTTTTGCTCTAATTCTCCTAAATCTAATCGTCATTATTAATCATCCCTCCTTAATTGGCGTGGTTAGAGTACCTTTACTCTTTCCACTCTTAATGAAACTTGTTGTTCGTCATTTTCAGTCCAGCTCGCGGCTACACCGAAAGTTCCGTATATGATTTCTACGTCCATTCCCCTTGCTCGAGCAAATTCATAATCGTCTTTAAAACTATGCATTGCCTTCTTCTTGGAGGAATAAATATCTGGTAATCCCATATCGTCATTAGGCGTCTTTTCAAATAGCCATACGTATTTCATTCGCAATCCCCCTGTTCTTTTGGCCACACATGAATAGAAATCAATTGCTTGCAGCCTTGCAGTATCCGTGCAGATTCTTCCGCCTCTTTAAGACTGTCCGCATGTAAATAGCAGACTGCTATCCGATCGTTATGAGAAATATATCTAACTTGATATTGATTCATTTAAAAACCTCCTTGATAGCCTTCGTTACATTACTTCTTGATAGCCCTCGGATGCGGTGCAAGTTTAATACTTTGCGATTCGTATCCATACTTGTACGACAGTTTACTCAGCAACCGCCACCGTTCTTTTGGAACAGAATGGTCGCCTAGTATGTCGTAAAGAGTTATACCTCTTGTACTTGTTCCAATTCTACTCATAACCAAATTTATTCACTCCTTTATTCCGTCCGATTACGGAACTATTTACTCAATTTGCTTAGCAAATTTCCAATATCGATCATCAATTGATTTTATTTCCAATTCAGTCAATCCACCATCACAATTTGTCCAACATAGCTGATTATTACTAATCTCATTAACCATTCCTATTTTGGGTAGGTCTAAATAGTATTTTGTAACCTGTTCGATCTCTACTTTTTCTTTTGACATTTCGTTTCTCCTTAATTGCCCCAGTTAACCTAACTATTCAGGTACCTATTATCTAATACGACAAAAACAACATTTACCAAAATAATTAATATTGTCCACAATACCCAAAAGTAAATTGCTGATTTTCTACTGATGCTTTTTCCGTATTCGATTTGATCAATCAATGTTCTGTTAGATAATTCAATTCTTTTTCCAAAAGAAGGTACTAGTCCATCTCTACTGGCTTTAGCGATAAAACTAGCTCTAAAACTTTTAGGGACCACATCATAGAAGTATCTAATGTGCGAAGTCTCATAGCGGTAACCACCATAATTTTTCGTACTGATTAATCTAAATTTATCGGTTTTAAAATTGTGATTATAGAATTTTAAATGTTTTGTAATCTTTTTTTCTGATCCAGCATAATCCCAAGTCCAATAAAATTCAGTTGTATATCCTGTCAGATTACCTTTTGAATCATATTGAGGTACTTGCCTTGTATGCATGGTATAAACTTCTCTAGTTTTACATACATACGAAAATTTTTGGTCCAATTCCGAAAAAGTTACTGGTTCAACTGCAGTAAACTTACCTTCTGAAATTAAGTGACCTTGTTCGGTTTCTAATGAATAATCAAAATCCTCTTTAGTTTTTGTTTTTACAGCCGTGTTGTAAATTCTCTCTTTATCGGTTGAAGATTCTAATACCTTGCCTGATAAAAGAAACCCCACACCAATTAACACTGCTGTTATTGCGATACACAAGATTATTTCTCTTTTCGTAACTTCAATTTGTCCCATAAGCTACTTACCAAAAAGATTAGTAGCAACCTTATTATCAACAGTAAACTCTAAATAGTTGTAACTTTGGATATCGTATCCCGATATTGATAAAAATTGTTTTACCGGAAATTTCCGAATATATCGCTTATATTGCTTAACGAAATCGTTATAGTTATCGCGATAATCAGCTAAACGATTTTCTGTGATAGAAAATTCCTTCATCGTTGTTTGGTAATTTTTCTGACTTTTTAAATCAGGATATTTTTCAACCACTACCGACAACTTCTCTGATGCTTTTTCGACATCCCCGCTCTCAGCGGTTTTTCTTGCATCTACGATTTTTTCCAAAGTATTACTTTCATAACTGTTATAATTCTGGATCGCATCAACTAGAATAGAAAACAAATCCACTCTTCGTTGTTCTTCTTTACTAATAGCTGATTTTGATTCAGAAATTGACTCTTCCAAAACTATCGCTTTATTTTCAACAGACTTACAATATAAGAAAGTTGCGAAAAATACAGCGCAGATTGTTCCTGCTATGATTAAAATTAATTTATGGTTTTTCACTTCTGTTAAGCTCCTTTTTACATAATCGATCTAAGAAACAAACCGCTCCTTTTTATACCCAAGTTCTAGAAGATATTCTTCTCGTTGATATAGTGCCGACCGGCGGCTAATTGTGGTCTGAATTCCTTTAGTAATTTGTTTAGCTTTTGAAATAGTTGTGTAGCAAAAGCATCGATTAACTTCATCAACCACTATCGCTGCAATTTCGTCGTGATAGATTCGATACATACAATCACTCCATTTTTATTTTTCCGCTATCCAATAAATAGAGATACAGCAAGCCTGTATCAATGTATTTTTGATCCATGACTTCTGCAACTCTACTAGGAGTCAATCCTAAGGAAAAGAGCGATATAGCACGCTCTATTTCCTCTTTGGACCAAATCCACTTTGCATTTTCTAATATCAAAATCCGATCCTCTTTATTTATAAGGATCATCTTCCGGATCTTCGTCAACTGATTGTTCATCTGATTCAGAATCTTCATTTTCCGGCTGTTCGTTTTCGGGCTCTATTTCGTCTTCTGAGGCGTTCTCTATTTCTTCTGATTGATTAGCTGTTTCTTCTTTTGGCTCCTCGCTGTCGCTTTCTGAGGGTTCAGAACCAGCATCAGCCTCCAAATCAGTTTCATTTGCATCCTGAAAAACAACTTCACCTCGAACTTTATTCCATGCATCAGCAAAAGGAGCGAAATGTTTTCGAGCTTTTTCGATCTCGGTCAATAGGGCGGCGTCAGACATTTCGTAAGCATCAGCTACTTCTCCTAGATCGTCGCCCTGGTCTAACCGAGAGATAACATCACGAGGATTAATGATTCCTGGGAATTCAATTGAATTAGATTTCATGATGTATTCATCAATCAAATCTTTATCAACTTTCTTCTCGATTTCTCGAATATCGATGTTGCCTTTTCCATCAACGTCTAATTGAGTTTGTTCTGTTTCCTTCATTTCGGCTGTGCCGTCAGAATTGACTATCCATTCCTGAACTGGTTTGTTCGTGCTACGATCAAATTTCTGAGTGTAAGAGTAATGATCCGGCAGCATTGCTACGACTACTGTTTTTCCCGATAATTTTCTCAAGTCCTCATATTGCCCATCTAAAGAACCGTTTTTTACTTCCAAGGTAATTTTTGTCAAATCCTCGCTTGCGATATTTATTGATTTGATTGTTGGTTTAAATTCAATTGACATTTATTTGCCCTCCTAATAATTAGTTGCGTCTTTCCAGTGATAATCAAAATTTTTTGTAATATACGGATCTTTTTCATTTAGTGATTTAGTGACTCCTTGAGTGATCACTTTGAAATCATTCTTCCGGATCACTACAGCCTCGACCGGATGTTTGTAAAAAATCGCGAATAGCCTGAAACGTAGTTTGTTCGCTTGATCTATTCCATACATCCCAAAACTATTTTTCACGTCAATCACATGTAGCCAATTTTCATCATGATCTTTAATAATAAAATCTGGTGAATAAGCAATTTGCGTAATCTTGCCGCCTTCCGGGAGTTCCGTTAATTCAGTCAATTTAAAACGTGGATGTACCTCAAACGGCAATCCGCAGTCCTTTACAAAACGCTGGTAAAACAACGCCTCTTTTTCTGAGTCAAATTTGTAGCCGTCAATGACTACCTTTTTTCCTCGCTTATTTAAAGCTGTTGGGCTATTCCCCATCTAAATATCCTTTCCGCATCCAAGCTTGATTCGCTTTCTTGGGCGCCTGTTTCTTCTTCGGTTCAATTTTAGTTCTAACCATTTTTCTATCTGTCCTATCAATCAGTTCTACAACCTTGCCGCCACAAGTTAAGGCGACAGCTTCGGCCATCTCGTAATCGTCATGTTTCTTGGCGTGAACCGAGCTTGGTCTACCGTTTCCATGTTCATCGAGATAACACTCTTTCTTTACGACAAAACTCAAATCGGATTCCTCCTTTTATCAGATGTCTCTTTAAATCGAAAGGCACTTAGTTTATCGTCAGCTTTGGCACCGTTCATCATTCGGGAATAAATTCTTTCACCGTATAAAGTCAGAATTTGTTTTGAATTTAAATTACTGGTAAATATCGTCGCCTTTTCCAGACGAGCTTCGGCCAATGATTGTAATGTTTCAATGACAAATGGTGTCGGTTTTGTTGGGTTCTCTGCTGTTCCCAGTTCTGCTCCTAAATCGTCGATCACACAAACATCCATCTTTTTGATTTCGGTCATTAACGCTCCGCGGATTGACTTCCGAACTTCATCGTCATTGATGGCTACACGTAATTGCTCAAGCAGTTCTCGAAAATTAATGATCCCTACAGTTCGCTTATAATTGGATTTCTCCAATACTTCAAAGATGATCGCTGCTGCTAGATGTGTTTTGCCCGCACCTGGATTACCAGTAAAGATCACATGAAGGTTTTCGTTGTTAAGAATTTTATTCATCCAGTTTTGAGCTTTAAATTTTGCTTGTTGCGTTTCTTGGTCCATCACTTTGTAACTTTCGAAACTACTCCGCCAAACTTTCGTATCAGTTACGATGGAATTCTTTATCATTTTTAATTCGGCAGCTTTTTTCACTGATTCATCAACAATGACTTGATTCTTTTCGCTGTTACGTTTGGTCATTTCCCGGTGGCCACAACCTGGTGCAACACAAACGGGCGCGCATCGTTCTGATCCATCTTTATTTTTGTTTTCCCATTTAAGCATTGGCTCACCACATTTTGGGCAGGCACCAGCTTCAATTAAAGCTCCAAATCGTCTTGTAATTCCTTCGATCAAAAATCATCACCTGATTCTTTCCATTCGCTCGGTTGCGAATTTGATCTTTTATTTTGTTTCCTTGTTTCATTTTTTCTTTCTAACGCAATAACATCATCCAGTGATTTAACACCTTGCTTTTCCCACGAACGAAGAATGCTTTCTGTGTATTTGAAATTTGAAGCATTTCCTTTGGCGGAAATTTTCAATGCTTCAACGACTAATTCAGGAGATAAATCATCGGACCAGTATTGAAGGTTTTCAACCATGAAGGAATTAATCATTCCGAAAACTGATTCGTATGCTTTTACGACTGATTTGAAAGGCGAATTATTTTGCTCCTCTACTACTACAACATTATTCTTATCATTCTTTTCATTCTTGTTAGTTGTTAGCTGACTGTTAGGCGTCTGTGAGGCGACTGTTGGCTGTTCTGTTAGCTCTGAATTTTTTTCTTGATAAATCCCCCAATTAACAATAGTTATCAGCCTATTCTGCTTTGTTGATTGGTTTGTTAAAAAATCGTACTTTTCAAATCTTTTCAGTGCAGTACGAATGTTCTGCAAAGAGATACCTTTTCCGCATTTTTTTCTTATACTTTCGAGTGATGTGACAAATTGACCGGGTTTAGCTTTATAAGGAACGCCTTGCCACTCCCACTCTTTTTCTTCGTGATTGGCCATCGACAAAAGAGTAATCAAAATCACCTTCTGCTCTGGTGATGATTCCAACCAAATCGGTTTTTCTAGTAGTTGACGGTAAAGCTTAATCCATCCACCGGTCATGAAATCACCACCTAAGCTATATAGACAGGAACACCAACAAGCTGCTGGGTTTCTTCTTTGAATTGTTTTTCGATACTATTTGAATCGGATAGATGAAGAAGCCAAACTTCTTGTAGCCGATCCGATTTATTAGCCTTAATAAATTCTTTCGTTTGATTGAAATCGAAGTGACTCTCTAACAAGCGAGTTTTTCTTTTTAGATCAAAGCCGGCCGTCATCTTCTCGTCGATTACATCTTTTGAATAATTGGCCTCAATCATCATGTGTGTCACATTTTGAAATTTATATTTTACGTAATAAGAATCCGTAATGAACACCAGTCGATCACCAGAAGTATTGTCAACCAAGAACCCGCAAGGCTCTGCAGCATCGTGCTCGGTTTGGAACGGCGTCACGTACCAAGTCCCAATCATTTTTGTTTCTTTATATTTCAAAAAACTAAAACGATAATAGTCATTAGCATGTAAATGTAAAATCGGATCTTCTGACAACCCTTTAAAGGTTCCCATTGTTGAAAAAAACTCTATTGATGTAGAATCAATGAACTGCGGTACATATTTACAGTGATCGCGGTGTTCATGACTTATTAGGCAACCGACTACTTTAGAGAAATCGAACCTCATTGCTTGTTGAACTTTTTTATATTGGACCCCCGCTTCAATGATCAATTGAGTATTGCCGTCATCAATCAAATAGCTATTGCCTGAACTACCCGATCCAAAGCTTTTAATTTTAAGCATATGGATCAGCGTCCTCTGCTTGATCTGGTTCAATATAAGGCGACTGCTCTGGTTCGTTGTTAATTTGAGAATCGTCAATTATATCTACAGGTTTCGGGTCAAACACTTCACTGTTAGCCTTTTGATCAATCTCATCAATGATCTCAGCTTCTTTTCTTTCGTTTTCGTCCTGATATTCGTTGGCTGTTGTATTGTTGATTGCCTCAATCAGTAGATCGCTATCGTCGCTAGTATTAACAAATGCTTTAGCAGCACGATTGATCACTGTACGTTTTGCCATTTCCTGTGGGAAATCATTCTGAACATTTTTAGTTTTTGCTTTGCTCCAAGACTTATCGATCTCTTTTTTTGTCATGGTAGTAAGTACTCGTTCGCCATCAGCTTTTTCAATAATGCAATACGCTCCGATGATTTCGTTATCCCGGTTAGAAAAAGTCGTTTTGTGGTTCTTTAGAGTTTCACGCCCGTCAATAATTTCAATATCGAATTCATCACCTTGGTAGATGACGTTTGCCCAAATGTCTTTTACTTCTTTCAGTTTTTTTAAAACTGTTTGAGTCCCAAAATATGACCGGGTCAGTTTTAAAGTTTGCCCATAAGGTATGAAGTAGCACTGTGTTTTTGATGGATTCAACCCCTGAACAACCATATCAAGCAATGAATTAGCAATAGATTCTTTGGTGCATTTTTCTAGTAGATTCCCTGATGATGAGTTAGTCATTGCAAAGAATGCTGATTTTAGAGCGTTTGCCGGACTATAATTTTGTGGTAATGAAAGCCCCTCGTTCTGCATAGCTGCTACTTTTTGATTCACCTGATCTGTAATGTCTTTTTGCAATAGTGCTGGCGTATTTTGATTTGTCATTATTTTTCATCCTCCCAAAGTAAGCGATATGGTTCTTTTTGTGCGCCCATCATGTAAATTGGATATTTTTCAGCCCATTGAGAAAAACCTAAGTTTGACAGTTTCACTTCAACATCTTCATAAATAGTTTCTGGATCTTCGAACACTCCCAGAAAAACTTTTTCATGGTTTACCACTACATAAACAAACATTTTCATTTTCTATACCTCAACTTTCAGTTTTTCATCTTCGGTTACTTGCAGTTCAATCATCTGTCCTTCGATCGGCTGCAGCGCATTAACCGATTCAGCATTATCAACAAACACTGGCATAGTGATCCCGATTTCTCGAGACAATGTACGGATAATATCCAAATCACAATTGATTCGTGCGCCATTGTTTAAGCCGCTGCTGTATTCAATACCTTGATAAGTGGCTTCGCACATTTCTTTGATACCTTCGTTTTTCTGAACATCGAACAGTTTCCATTTAACGATTGAGAACAGTTTGTTAATCGATTCTTCAATTCGTTTCACCTTGCGGCGAGTAAATTCCTCGATCAGCCACAATTGTTTTTCGACTAATTGATTTTGATTCTTCAAATCTTTGTCCTGGTCTTTTAGCTTGGCTAAACGATCGTCATAGGTTTTGATCATGTCAAATTTTTGAAGTTCCTGGTTTAGACCGGCGAGTATTTCTTTATCCGACTGAATCTCAGCAGATAACTTATCTTCTTCAGCATTGGTATCTTTCGCAGTTGCAAGCTCCATTGCTTTTTCAAGCTGAGTGTTATCTGCAATAATGTCGCGATAGATTTGCGAATCCTCAAACTTACCTTGCTTATTTTTCTGGAAGATCAAATCATTATTAATTTCGTCTAAACGCGAGTCTGATACTTCAAGTTGTTTCCTCTTTTCGCTGATCTCTTTTTGAAGGGGAATGATCTCAGCCTCTAATTTTTTCGCATCCTCTTTCGTTGCTTTACCAACTTCAACATTCTTTTCTAAACGCTCCGCTTTATTCTTGTTAAACTCAGACACCATTTTTTCAATCTCGGTGGATGGTAAATTTTGGCCGCAAGTCGGACAGGTCTTTTGATGCTCGTCAAAATCTACAGCTTTGATTTCCTTGTATTTAGCTAGATGTTCCTGGAGAAAATCTCGCTTTTCTTTCAACACTTCTTGCATCCTGTACTCTTTAGCTTCCAAAGAAGAGACATCCATACGCAACGAGTTAACTAGCGCTTGCTGACTATTAAAATCTTCTTGTAATGTGGAAGTTGCGGCAAAAGCATTCGTTTGGAATTTCGTCTTTTCATCTACAAGCTTTGCTCTTAGGTCAGCTTGCTTCTGTTTCAGTTCGTTTAATTCGTGATTTACTGTGCCAGCTTTGACATCTATTAACCAAGATTCTTTTTCAGCAATCATTGCACTCATATCAGCAATGTTTTTCTCTAATGCCACCTTGTCTTCTGTCAAACCAAGTTGATTTTTTATGTCAGTGACTTCTTGAATTCGTGCAGGCATGCCGTCAATGTCTGACTTAATATCTGATTTTTGGCCTTTAAGGATTTTCTTCATCTCTTCGATGGTATGATCACCAATGAATTCATTGATTTCTTTAAGTTCATCATCTTCTCTGATGATCTGCTCGTCTGTTAAATCAGTAAGACTAATCAAACGCTCACGCCGATCTTTCCAGTTCAGTGTCATAAAAAAAGACGAGTTCGAGAGCATTTGTAGCGTAGGTTCGCCGCCTAATTTTTCAAGATATGATTTCCAGTCCTTTTCTTTGATCGGTACTGTATCGATAAAATATCTCGTGCTGTCACTGCTACGAGTCTTTTCAAGCTCACCTTTTTTCGCGGTCCATTTTTCCTCCTGAATTCGTTTGAGAACCGTCACTTTTCCATCAACGATCATTTCGGCTTCAATTGTTGGCTCCAAACCTAGAAGCTCTTGATTCTGCTTATCACGAGGCTTCGGATTAAGCTTTGCTCCTGTGGAATCTTTTCCAAAGAATAGCCACTGCAGACCGTCAGATAATGTTGTTTTGCCTAAACCGTTACGACCACTAACAACTGCAGATGTACCGTTCAGTACAAGCTCAAAGGAATCTAATCCCTTGAAATTTTTGTAAATGATTTTATTGATTAAAATATCAGTCATCAGATTTCCCCCTTAAAAATACTGTTCAAAGCATTTCGAAAGTCCTCAGGGGTTTCAATTACAAAAGTGTGCGCAGGTTTTTCTTCGCTTTTCAAGTAGTCATCGAAGGTTACTTCTCCTGCAGCAATATTTCGTAATGCCGAACAACCATTGCAATCACAACCTTTTGAATTTTCTGCGTCTCTTGCAAGAGCATCTTGTATTGCTAAGTAGTTAGCTGCTTGACTCATTGAACCTCCGACAGAAAGGACTTGAGTTTCTCCTTCGCTCTCCGGGCTTGTATACGCTAAAACGAGTCCTGCTTTTGTTCCATTAACTAGCTGTTGAAGTTCTTCGATATGTTGTTCGATCATTTCATTATTTGTTTTCATGTGGTATATTCTCCTTAGATAAACGTTTTTTATTTGCCTGCTTCGGTTGCCCCCGAGGTAGGCTTTTTTGTTTGATGTGTATAAATAATCTGATTTTTTTTCTGTTCCTTTTTAGCAAAAGTTATTGCATTAACTTTCTGCATATACTCTTTGCGCTTAACGCTCGTAGTGCCCGGTTTAGGCATCGTTTTTAAGCGCCCTTGTTTTCTTAGAGAAAATATTTTTCCACGTATAGTTTCGGTATTTCTTCGACCTTGAAGTAAGTTCTGTAGTTTAGGGTAGTTATTGACGAATCCATTATCATCGAATGTCACATTCTCTAGGATCGCTTGTTCTTCCCAGTCAAGCCAATGTCCAGAAATATCTAATTCCCCTAATTCTTTCAAAAGAAAGATTCTGCTATCAATTGATTTTTTACTTCTGCCAAGAAGGTTGGCTATTTCTTTATTCGACGAACCTCGTTTTTTCATGTAAATAATTTTTTTGTCTTCTAATTCCGAGTAGTGCCTTCTATACAAGTCGAATTGGAGTGTCATATCTATTTTTGGTAAACTACCGTCCTTTCTCCACTTTGAAATTCGGCGTTTGAAAACACGCTCGCTTACTTTTATTTCTTGACAAAGTTCTTCTAAATTTAGAATTTGATTTGTCTCTGCAAACAAGGCTTTTTGCTTTATAACCTCCAAAAAATCCTCGTCAGTCTTCATAGGTGGTAAGTCCCCGATTGAGCGCAATATGACAATTTGTCTTTTTAAAGCAGGTTCTGTTCTACCCATATCGGATACCAGACTAGAATAATTTTTGACGTTGCCATACCAATCAAATTTCACATTAGCGATTAAATAATTCGTTTCTTCTTCGGTCCATAGTTTAGCTACCAATTTGATCACCTCCCGCTAGTTCTACTTCTCAAATCAAACTCGAACTCCTCAGTCAAAAGTAAATTCCCACCTACACCAGCAATCAGTAAGATTTTGATCCATACCGGTATGAATCCGGTTGTCGCAGCACCAACGCCGATCATGGCCATAAGAAGAGTTAATCGTCGTATCCAATAAATTTTTTTCATTGTTTGTCCTCCTAACCTAGTAATCGTGAGAAATTATTCTCGATGAAATCTAGAGTTTTTGATTTTAAAAAAATGTACTTATCTCCTCCGCCTTTTTCGTAATGAACAAATCCTCCATGCCTAATGTCTAGGTGCCTTTTAAACTTTGGATTTTTCAAGACCTCATCTACTACCCATTTTTTAGATCTGTTCAAACGATCGGCAACTTCTTCGAGCGTCATTGTGTCTCCTAAATCATTTGCTTTTTTCAATTCCTCGTATTCAATTTTTGCGATTATTACACAATCTTCAGGTATTGGGATTTTAGCTTCCAAATACTGCATCACGTCTCGATCCTCCTTACTACAGAAAAAACAAACTAGTTATTTAAATGGTTAAATCGTGTTTTTCTTCATAATAACGAGTAAACTCGTTTTTAGTTCCAAAAAAAATATCAGTTGGATTTACTAAGTAAATTTGTGGAATCATTTGAACATACTTCTGCTTTACTTTACTTGAATCGTTCTCCCAACTAGCAACAGTTTGTGGATGAACACCAAACTTTTCAGCTGCTTCCCTCTGAGATAACCCGACTAAAACACGCGCAGCCTCCAGTGAAATTTTTTTACTCATTTGCTTACGCCTCCTTTCGATAAGACAACTATAAACGAGTAAACTCGTTTAGTCAATATTTTTATCGTTATTTTCTTAAAAAAACGAGGTTATTTTAGAATATCTCTCTTGAAAAAAACGAGAAAAGTCGTTAGAATTCAATTATCGATTAAAAGAAAGGAGCTTCAAATAACATGGGCAGACCTCCAATCAGTAGTTTTGAAAAACAGCTTAGAAATGAGATATCAAATAATTTGAAGAGCATTACGAGGGGCATGACTCAAGCGCAGATTTCAGAACTCACAGGAATACCTACTTCTACTCTCTCAGGATATTTTGCAAGAAGATCAACGATCAAAGAAGAAAACTTAACTAAGATCGCAAAAGCCTTTAATGTAGACAAAGCTGACATTGATCCTAGACATTCCAGAAACTATGATTTCATTGATCTGAAAAAAGAAATTGTTGAAGAGTTAAACGAGGCTAAAAAAGGTATTACAGGTGATGATTTCATGAGGTTAGCGGATAAAGCTAATTCTATGGGCATAGGTCTATCTTCAATGACTACGGATAGAGGAAATTCAATTACAGCTTTGTATCACGATGCGCATGATTACAATTATTTTGATGCAAATATTTCTGCTGGCGCTCCTTCTACTGTTGAAGCATTTGAAGAAGATCATATTGAACAAATTGCCATCCCTGACATGCTCATGGGGAAATATGCAGGATGTTCAGATATATTTTTCACAACTATAAATGGGGAGTCTATGAACAATGTGATCCCGAATAGATCAATGGTCGCTGTAAAAAAGATGGATTCTGTTTACGATTTGGAAAATAATGACATCGTAGTTTTTAGTAACGATAATGAATTTTCTATCAAACGATTCATCAATGACAAGGCGAATGAAAGAATCATTTTCAGACCAGACACAAATGACATTTCATTCACTGATGTTGTGGTTAGTTACTCAGAGGCCGAAAATTTAGTGGTTTACGGAAAAGTGATTGTTTATGTGGTTCAGGTTTAATAGACAAAAAAATACGATTCCTACCCCACCAAGAGTCAGAATCGTACTGAGATAAAACCTAAACAATAGGTTCTTTCGCATGCCTATTGTATCAAAATGAAAGGATTGATTCAATGTGGCAAATTTTGTAAAACGAGGGAAATCATGGCAATATGAAATTTCTTATAAGAAAAAAGATGGTAAATATGCAAAACTGCGCAAAAGCGGATTTCGTACAAAAGCCGATGCCAAAGCAGAAGCTGCTGAAATGGAGTTAGAGTTGCATAAGGGATACAACCCAGATATGAAGAATATGCTAGTTTCGGATTACTTCGCAACCTGGATGAAGAACTATAAAAAAGATGAAGTCTCGGAAAGGACTTATGGATGTTACAGAGATACCTTAAACAATATAAAAAAGTACCTACCAACGACTTCACTCAGTGATTTAACAAAAAAAGACTATCAAGAAATGCTAAACGAATTTGCTGAAACTCATGCCAAAGCTACCACAAAAAGATTCCATACTCATTTTAGAGCTATGATGCTCGATGCTTTAGATAATAAAATTGTACTTAATGATGTAACCCGAAAACCTGTAATTAAGGGGAAAGTAGAGACGAAGAAAGCCAGCGAAAAGTTTTTGGAACTGGTTGAGCTGAAAAGATTGATTCGTGACTTTGAAGGAAGATTAGATCCAAGGTACACCTCTCCTTATCTAATTATTTTGGGAAGTGCAACTGGAGCTAGATTTTCAGAACTAGAAGGTTTGACTTGGGATGATATTGATCTCGATAATCAACTAATTGACATAAATAAAACATGGATACTTAATCAAGGTTTCGCGCCGACAAAGAATCTGTCGTCAAATAGGATTATTGACATTGATAATCACACTAATGATTTACTGAAAAATTATAAGAAGGAACAGAAAGAATTGTTCGAAGAGTTAAAAATCGATAATGAGAGCAACTTGGTTTTTTTCAATTACCGGGATGGAGTCATTTCTTCCAATGCAGTTAATAAAGAATTGAAAAAAGTACAGGGTCAATTGGATATCAAGCAACCTATTACTTTTCACGGTCTGCGCCATACCCATGCTTCGATTTTACTCACACAAGAAATAGATCTAATATCCATTGCTGAACGGTTAGGTCACAAAGATACATCGGTTACTCAAGAAGTTTACTCGCATATTTTGGATGAATTAAAAAGGAAAAATCGTCCAAAAATAGCACGAGCGATTGATAACATTTACCATTTTGAATCATACAAAAATTGTGATATTGGAAAAAATGTTGAGACAAATTTTGTGCCAAAACTTTTAAAAGCTGATACTGTATGA